TACTTCATGCGCCAGGTCGAGGCATTGCAGCGCGAAATCATCGCGACGCGGACGGAGTTTGAGCAGCACCTCAAAACGGCCAATGCCGAGATGGTCGCGGCTTTGACCAAGAGCAGCGAGATCATCGCCCAAAACTCCGCGATCCTTGAGCAGATCCACCGGAGGCTGGCCGCTGATGGTGATCGTGAGATTCGCGCGGAGATTACACGTAACGGCCGATAGAGCCGCGCGAGCGGGCGCGGGTAGTTAGGTGAGAAAGCGATGCTTCACCCAGCCGCGAAACTCCTCGGCCGCCGAGCGCATCTGCACCGGGTAAATCGAATCCGTGCGCTTCATCACAACGCCCTCGAAGAAGTCACAGCCGAGCGCCCGATTCGCGGCCCGGAGCCGCTGATAGAACGCGAGCGCATCCGCGTGGGAAACGGCGCGAAGTGTCGGCGTCAGCACCACGGCCCCGCACGGCACCGCGCGGGACGTATCTCCGCAGAACGCCGCATCCGTCGGCATGAGTGCATCGAGCATCACGCGCCTCTGCTCGTAGGTCGGCGCACCCGATTCAGGCACAAGATCTAGCACGACGAGCGTCCCGCGACCGAGATTGTGCCGTCGTTCAAGAGCTTCGCAGTCCGCCCACACGAGTCCGCGACTGGCGAGCTTTGCCAGCGCTCCGAGCGCAGGCCGGAAGCAGTCGGCGATGGTGAGCAGCGCGCCGTGTCGATTCCACATCGTCCCGGTCGGCGTGTGAATGAGTGCGCGCCAGCCATTCAACTTCGGCTCCGCATACCAAAGCCCGCGCTTGGGTGGAGCCAACTCGAGACGGCCGCCCTGAATCGGCCGCGCTGGATATGTGATCAGCGCAGGGACGTTCATGGCCTTGGAGCCTCCGTTTTGGAAGGGCCGGATTCCGCGTTTATCGAGCTGATTTGGCCTTCGATTTCCGTGCTAAGGGTGGAGGGATTGCCGCTCGTCTCGGATTCACGAACAGCCTTCGAGTGAATGGCCTTCGCTGCGGCTTCGAGATCATCGAGCATGACCACACAACGCTCGTTGCCGAAGATCGTCAGGACGATGGGTTCGTTAGTCTTCACTGGTCAGCATTACGGTGATTGCTGGCGTGGGGTCGTCGATGTCGCGCGGGCCGCACACGGCTTTGAGGTTCACGAGCGGCGGCGTTCGGTCGCGGTTGTCATTGCGGACGTGCAGGCCGAAGAGCATCTGCGGGCCGTTGGTGCGACGTGCGGCACAGCGCAGCATCCACACGATGTCCCACAGCCGACCTTTCTCGTCTTGGCAGCGCACGCCAACGGGCACGGTCACGTAGCTCTCCCACACGGCGCGGGTGAGATAGACCGGGAACTTCAACCCGGCTTCGCGTGCTACTTCGCTCACGTCGATCTGGACGCCATCGGCAAGCGCGTCTTTGCGCGTGTAGGCGTAGATCACTTCCGCGCCGGCGAACGGGTCTTGCGCCTCGTCCATCAGCGCGACGTTCTCGATGTGGCGAGGGAGCGCGTCGGCGCGCTTGCTCTGCCACGGCACGAGTTCCAGCGGGCCGTGGAGCCGCTCCATCGCGCTCCGCAGCTCCGCCGCCGACTCATCATCGGCGGCGGTGAACACACCCGCAAGGTTCGCATTGTTCGTCGCCGTGTTCGTCGGCGAACTGACCCATCGGCCGTCAGCGAGCCGGAGCGTGAATTTATTCATCGTCGCTCCCTCCGCGCCCGAGCTTCGTCTTCACGCTCGCGCTGATCGGCACCACCTTGTCGAGTTCGTGATTCTGCTCCACGGAGAAGAGCGTGTGCCGCGCAGCGTGGAACTCCTTCGTCGGCTTGATGGTCGCTTTCGCCGAGAGCGCGGCGCTGGCACCGTGGCGTGCGAACAACTCCTGCAACTCCGCGAGCAGCGGCTCAACCGCGGCATCCGGGATCACGTCGCCTTTGATCTTCAACTCGAACGACTGCTTGAAATACCGCGCAGCGTGCTCCCCGGCGAGACGGGTGATTGCAGGCTCATCGCTCGTGCCCCGGTAGGAATTGGAGAACCCAACGCGCACGACCTTGCCGTCTGCCGAACGCGCCTCGACCGACGACGCGATGGCGTGCTGGCCGTGGTGATGGGTGAAGTAGAACGGCTTCGCGATGGCGATAAGCTCGGCCTTCTCCAATTCGAGCGCGCCTTCGAGGGCTTCGACCTGGGCGCTCTTGTCGAGGATGCTGGTGACGATTTCGGCGACCTGCCCATCGGGGTCAGGGAGCAGCGGATAGGCTTTCGCCGACTTACTGGCCGGCGTCTGCGTGGCGAACCCGGCGAGGCTGACCTTTTTCAAGGCCGGCGCAGCCGCGGGCGTGGGCGCGGCGGCAGCCGCTTTCGGTTCTGCGGCGACGGTGGCCGCGTTCGTGGTGGTGGTCTTCGTTTTTTTCATTGGTTTGCTGTTTTGTGGTTTCTGGTTCTCGCCGCGCACTACGCGGACTGCGTAGCTTCACGGCAAAATGGAGATTGATGGTCTTTCAGCGCGGTCTTCACCTTGGCGACCTCGGCGAGCAGTTCCGTCCCGGTGACTTTCCACTCGCCCGCATCGTCGGCGGTGGAGCCGGCGTAGATCGCGTTCAGGCAGACGTTCAGGATGTCCCCGCCCGACAGCCCCTTCGCTTCCGTGGCGAGGATGTTCAGATCGGCGAACACGCGCTCGCGGTTCGGCAGGTGCAGCTCGAAGAGCCGGCGGCGCATCGCCTTGTCGGGGAGCCGGAACTTGATGTGGCGGCTGATGCGCCGGAGCAGCGCAGGGTCGTAATTGCCGAACAGGTTCGTCGTCACGATGACCACGCCGTTGAACCGGTCGAGTTCCTGCATGAGCACGTTGCGGTTCTGATTGATGCTGGTCGCGCAACTTTCCCCGATGTTCACACGGCGGGAGAGCAGCGAGTCCGCTTCATCGAAGAAGAGCACCGCGCCGAGTTCGGCCGCGCGCTTGAAGCAGGCGGCGATGTGCTTGGCCGTGTCGCCGAGGTATTTCGAGATCACAGCGCTGTAATCCACTTGGTAGAGCGGCTGGCCGAGCCGCAGCGCTACGCCGAGAGCGGCGCGCGTCTTGCCCGTGCCCGGAGGGCCGTGGAAGTTGAGGATGCAGCGGCCGTCTTGCGGCTGGAGCTGGCTGATGCTCCACACCGCTTCGAGGTCGGCGCGACGCTGGATGGCGCGGAGGCCGGCGGCGATGTCGTTGCGCACGTCCGCGTGGAGCACGAGCCGTTCAAGCTCATGCTGCGGCTGCGGTGTGACGAGCACGCCGAGGTCAGGCGCGTCGCCGTTGGATGATGCGCCGTTGTTGCGACGGCGTGGGTTGCGATGGTCTGCCGCAGTCGCGGCATCCGGTGGCAGGGTTTCTTCGTGTTCAGGCATAGGTGGATTAAGGTTGCGTCCTTGTCCTCGTTCGCGCCGCTCGCGGAAGTCCATCGCTGATGGGCTCCTTATTTTTCGCCTTTTGCTTCTCACCCTGGCGCTTGGCGCGAGAAGTGAGTCGCTGGGGCTTTTCGTAGGTGCGCTCGCAGCGGGCGCAGACTCCGGAGCCGTCCTCGCTTGGCCGGCCGCAGTATCGGCAGCGGATCTCTTTCACAGCAACCCGCCCCCTTTCACGTCGAGCCACGTCTCCAGATCCGCGAGCGCGGCGCGCACGCAGCCACCGCTCCCAACGGCGACACGCGCGGCCACGTCGCGCGGCACGCGCCAGTGCGCGCACAGGAATTCGGCGATTTCGTCCGTCGTCGGCGTCGCGATCTTGATGCTCTGGAAGCGCGTCTGGAACCGCTCCGTCAGCAGGTCAAGCTGGAGGTTGCTCGTGCCGATGAGCGCCTTTCCCGGCGGCAGCCGGTCGAGGTAGCTGAGCAGGATGTCTTGGCTGTCCTTCGTGCAGCGATCGAGTTCGTTGATGATCTTCACTGACCAGTTCGAGAACAGCGAGCCGTAGGGCAGCGTCTCCATCCAGCCGCGCACGGCATCCACGGTCACTTCCTTCCCGTTGTAGCTCTCGACGCCGAGCGGTGTGCCAGTGAGTTCACGCGCGACAAGTTCCGCGACGGTCGTTTTACCGACACCCGGCGGGCCATAGAGCAGGAGCTTGCAGGCTGCTTTGCGTCCGTCGCGCAGACGCCGGGCCTTCGCGACCTGGGCAACGCAAATGTCGCGTGCTTGGCCGATGAGATCATCCGCGCTCTGCGGACGCCAGTTCATCGGTGAGGGTGGCGCTTGTGGCACGACGAGTGCGGACTTGCCGCGCGGCGTCGAGCCGTTGCGATGGTTATGCCGCAACCGCATACGAGCCTCCTTTCAGACTGACCAATTCGCGCAGCTTTTCGGCCACGGTGGCCGCGCCCTTTCGGTAGAGCGCGACCACCACGAGTTCGCCGTCGAGCCACACGGCCCAATTCCGCGTTCCGTAGCGAGTGACTGTGACCATCTACCAACCCTCCCGGCGCACGCGCGCTTTCACGGTGTTGATCGACAGGTCGAAGTGCGCCGCCGTCTGCTTCGGGCTGCGCGTCTGCTTATAGAATTTCTTCACAGCGCGCCAATCCGTGCCCGTCTGCGGCTCCGGCTCCGCTGCGGCGTTCCGCGCACTGCGTGCGGTGGGGGCCGTGGTGGCAGGCTCACTGGAGCGCGTGGATTCGCGCGTGAAGGCGTCGAAGCGCCGACTGGGTGTGGAGTTGGCCCCCGTCGTCGCGCGGCTGTGTTCCAGAGCGGCGAGCCGCTGTTCCAGAGGCCGCAACCGGTCGGCCACGGCGACGTTGGCGGCATCGCCGACGATCTTGCTCACGTCGATGGACGAACCGCCATTCCGGCGGCTGCCCACGACTTCGAGCACCTTCGTGGCGACGATCTCGCGGATGAGTTCGACGGGGATTTCCGTGATCGAATAGACCACGCCGGTGAGCGACTGGAGACCCAGCAGCGATTTCATTTGCTCGCGCGCCGTGCGCGGATTCTCGGCCTCGATGCGATCATCGAAGACGACTTTGCCTGCCTTGCTGGCGATGAGCTTAAAGAGCTTCATGGTTTTGGTTTTCAGTGGATGCAGGTCAGCGTTGGTGATTGCCGAGCGGCAGTGGGAGCTGACCCGTGTGGCCCGCTGTGCTCGGTTTGCGGCAGCCATCCGCAGAGTGCGGAGTGCTGACCGAAAATGATGCCCGTCTCGCGCTGTCGGCGAGGTAGGGCGTGAAGCTGGTGTTGCTGACGAGCAGGCCGCGCCACGGCTGCCAGTCGCCGAACAACTCGATCTCTTTGCTGCCCATCACGGCCCAACGTCCGGGCAGCTTTTTGAGCAGCTTCGTGCCCTTGTGATGCACGAGCGCGGCGACCGCCCGGCTGTCGCTCATCGGGCCGTCGAGATCGCCGATGATCTCCTGCGCGGCCTCCCAGTTGCCCCACGTCCCGTTGTGGAAGAGCACCGATTTGCAGACTCCTTCGTAGCCGAGAGCAGCCTCCGCAGTCACCGGAAACGGATGGCAGAGCAATGGCTCCACGCCGCCGACGCTGGCCCAGCGGAAGTGAATGACGACTTCACCCGGCACCTTCTGAATCAGGTGATTCACTTCGCCGGGCGTGAGCGCCTTGCGCCAGTGGATGCGGCGTTTGTCGCGCCACGCCACGCCCGCGCCGTGCGGGTTGGCGGCGTGACACGCACGCAGGATGGTCAGGTCAGGGCGTTGCTTTGGCGGACAGATCAGGACGACACACATGAGGATTGGATGGGTTAGGGATTGAGAAAGGGCGGGTTCACAGGCGGGCGTCCGGGTAGCGCTCATCGAACTTTCCGCAGAGGCGCAGGGCTTCGTCGCGGCAGGCCGGAAACTCCGAGTGGAGCCGGCCAAACATTCCGAGGGCGACAGGCCGCGCGCTGCCGTTCCAGCCGAGGTAATCGTGGAGGAAATGCAGCGCGCTCGCGGCAGTCTGCGTGCGCTTCACTTGCAGCTTGTTCTTCCGAAATGCGCCGAGGCACTGAACTTGGTGCGCGCGGCGGCAGAGGCCGAGCACGGTCGCAAGGTGGTGGAGGAGTTTCGTGAGGCTCGTGGTGCCCGCGAACACGCGGAACTCCACCGCCCCGACATACTCGCTGCCCCGCATCCGAAATGACTTTTGGATATTCAGCATCCCGCGCCCACACGCCGCCGCTGCCGCTTCCTTATCGGCCACGCTGCTCGTGTTCACGATCTTGCGCATGTGGCGCTCCACGTCGGCGGCGAGCGTGTGGCTGTAGCGGTTCAGGTGGCGCCCGGTGCCCGTCTGGCCGTAGAGCGACATGGCGTGCCACTGCGCGATGTGCGCGAGCTTGCGCACGAACGCGCTCACCTTTTCCGGCTGCGCGCTCCCGATCACCGACTCGATACCCACGGTGATGTGGCAACCGCACGACGTATCGACATTCGCACCCACGGCGAGCATCCACTCGACGAACTGGCAGAGGTTCTCGACGCCGGCTTCCCCGTGGAGGATGGGCGAGACGAACTCGCACGCCGTCTCGCCCGGCTCGCAGGTGATTGAGCCGTCGCGGTCAGCCCGCCACGTCGCTCCGTTGAAAGTGGGAGCGGCGAGTTCCTGTCCGTTGGTCGCACGGGCGCTCCGCACTGGATACCCGCTGTGATAGCCGCCCACAGCGATGCCGCTGGTGCGGGGGACTTTGGTTTCGAGTTCAACGCCGAAGCGGATGTTCATGGCCTCGGCGTCCTTGGGCCTGCTAAACGTACGCTGTCTGCGTAGTCTTTGAGCAGCGTTGTTGGCGGTGGTGGTGGTGGCAGACATGCCCTTGCCTCGTTCAGTCGGCCCGCGAACGGGAAGCCGAAGTGATCGCCATATTTTGCACCATTTTTCGGAGCAGCCTTCGGTTGGCGCGGAAGGTGAGTGCTCACAAATCCCATGCCTCCCGAAAGCCGACGAACCTGGGGAACCGCGGCGCTTCCTTCGCCCCGCTCGGCTGGTGCTTGAACTTCACGAGGCGGCCCACGAGTGACGCGCGCTGCTCCCAGAGCGTGACTCGGTCCACACCGCCGAGGACATGGTTGTATCCAAGGCGGAACACCACGTTGGAATCCACCGCGCTCACGACGAAGCCGCCGAGTTCGGCCCTGCCGACCTTGCCCGCCTGCGCCGAGCTGCGCTTGGTGCGCCCGAAGGCGTCACGTTGCGCCTCGTTGTGGTTGCTCATGCCTTCGTAAGTGTCGAGCACCACGGCCTCGGCGTCCTCGAACCGCTTGATCTTGAGCAGCCAGCCTTCGCGCTCAGTCGAGCGCCCGCACTTGTATAGCGAGTCCGGCGTGCGGATCATCACGCCCTCGTAGCCCTCCGCCAGACACTTTTCCTCGTAAGCCGCGAGCTGCACGCCATCGCGGATCTCCACGGGCAGGATTTTCTCGACGTGCTGGAATGCGGGCAGACGCGCCAGTTCCTGCATCCTGCACGCATAGGGCACGTCCACGCCGTCGCTCACGTAGTCGAACACGGCGAAGGTGAAGTCCGGCTCCCCGGACTCGCGCCCGATGTGCCCGGCAGTTTCGCTGAACGTGGTGCCGCGCACGATCAGCTCTCCGTCGAGGCCGTCGGGCAGGTTGGCTTCAATCCACCCGCGCGTGAAGCGGTTGGACACGGGCTTGAACGAGCGCGTCAGAGCGCGCCCGCTGATTTTCAGACAACGGATGCCGTCGAGCTTCGGCGTGGCGAGCACGGGGAAGCTCAGGGCATCGGGGCGCTCGCACTTGCCGGCGAGCATCGGCTTGGTGATGTGGTTCATCGTTTGGGTTTGGGTTTCTGGTCTAGGCTGCGGAGCAGCGCGCCGAGATCGGCGAGCGCCTCCGCGAAAAGGGCGTGCATCAACCGGCGGAGCGTCCTCATCGCCCGCCTCCCTCGATGGCCTTGATGCACTCGGGGCCGAAGCCCGACTCCACGGACTCGGGCACAGTCAGCGTTCTTCCGCAGCGGCCACACTTTCCGCAGTGGCACAGCCGCACCTGCGGGGGCAGCGGGTGGCCCGCGCTCAACTGCCGGAAGAGCCACTCGAACGCCCGCGCGCACGGTGCATCTTGGGTAATCCGCGAGCGCCGCCCGTGGTGGTAACGCTCGGGCGTGAACACCGTGCCGAGGAATGCGTAGTCGCGCTCGTTGTCGGGGCCGGTGAGCACGCTGACAAAATGCGGTTTGTCGTCATCGGGCCGGCGCACCTTGAAAGTGAAGCGGTTGCCCGTGGCGGTGTTCTCGACCGTGAACAGCGCGTTCCCGGCGAGGATGAATTGGAGCGGCGCGTTCATACGCAGATCGCGTAGCGCTTAGGCGCAGAAGGACGGCTGTGCGCCCGGCGCAAACGCGGTCAGTCGGCCAACGAGCGTGGTGAGGTTGAACTTCCGCAAGCTGCGCTTCTCCACGTCGAAGACGGTGATAAGACCGCCGCTGCGCAGTTTGTCCGGTGAGGTGACGAAGCGCATCGTGCGCGCCGCGCCCGTGGCTTTGATGAAGGTTCCGACGTATTCAGTTGGTGGCTGTTTCATGCCCTTGCCTCGTCCGGGCAGCCGCGCCGAATCCATCCGTTTGCATCGCCATATTTTGCACCATGTTTCGAGGCAGCCTTCGCTTGGCGCGAATGGTGATGGCGAGGGTTTGCCTGCTAACAAGCCGCACCATTTCCAGAAATGAGCGGTTCATCCGCCCGCTCGTTTAACAGGCGAAATTGGCCTTCGATTTCCGCCGCCGCATAAGAGTCGGCACCCGCGGGTGGTATGGTGATATGGCCGAAGGGCCGATCAGCCTTCCTAGATGGCGCGAGCCTTCAATCCTCGATGAGATCGTCGAATAACCCCGGCTGGAATGGCTCCAGCGCCGCTTGCTCGTCGCGGAAGAACTCGGCCTTGGTCTTGCCCATCTTGCGGCCCTTCTGCGTGTGGCAGTCGAAGGCGTAGTCGGGAATCTTCTCGCGTCCGGCTTTCAGCAGATCGGCGGCGAGTTTGTCGGCATCAAGACCGGCGCACTGGTCATAGACGAAGTTCTGCAAGTGATCGGCGTCGCGGTTCTTCTTCGCCGCGCACAGGAGGATCACGGCCTTGCTAATGAAGATGCGGCCCTTGGCCTGCTTCGCCGGCACGTTCGCATTCACCAACGCGTAGCTGTCGTGCAGTGCCTTCACTTCCTGAGTCAGAATTCCGAAGCAGTCTTCGGCGCTAACGGTAAGAAGCCGCTTCCACACATAGTTGCCGTAGCCGCTGGCCCAGAGTTCCAGCGCCCAATAACCCGCGAGGCGAGTGTCGCCACGGCGGATAGCCTTCTGCATCGCCGAGGAAACCTCGCCAAACTCATAGCCTCGTTTAGTTAGAAATCGCATGTCCTGATTTTCGTTCGCCGAGCACGTTGGGCCAAAAAGAAAGGAGGGTGTTGAGGGGTGCTTCGAGCGGTCGCGCGTAGGTGATGAAGGCATGGCCTTTCCCTCGTCGTCCGGCCCTCGCGAAGTCCATCGCTGAATGGCTCCATTTGCATTGCGCTACGCATCGAGGCTGAAGGATTGCCGACGCGGGGCATCAATCGCGGTCTTGTCCTGACTTTGATAGCTCTCGAAGCGGATGTGCGCCTTCCACTTCCGCTTGAGGTAACGCTTTTCGGCGGCGATGCGCTCGGCGGACCGGAAGATCGAATTACCGCCGAGGTTCTTGTCCCGCTCCTGCACGAAACAGAACCGCGCCTCATTCCAGACCAGGCGATTGACCATCAGCTCTTCGAGCGTGGCGTCGATGTCGCACTTGCACTTGAGCAGCTCATCCCATTTCGGCACGCCGCCGTTCGCATCGCGCACCACGCCGACCGCCCCGCCGACCCAATGGTGAACCCCAAACGGATCGTTGCGCTGAAGGAGGCGTGGATCGCTGCGCTGGTGCCAGCCAAACAATCGAGCCCCGGCGCCGCGCGCGCAGTAAGCGCTGTTTTCGAGCATCGCCAGCGTCTCGTCGGTCGAGAGCTTGCGGCAGCGCAGCGACACCATGCAGACGCAGGCGGTGATGTCGTCATCGAGCATCACGATCGCGTCCTCGCCGAAGCGGCGCAGAATCCAGTTCCGCACCGCGCTCACGCCGCTCACCTCGTCGGGGATCGTGACCTTCTCCAGCGCGACGTGCGCGTAATCAGCCAGCTCGCTTTCGGGAACCACGAGCGTCGCGCTCGGAAACAGGCGGTGGCTGTTGATCGTCCGCGGGCGGCTCCGCGACATGATCACCAGGCGCAGGCTCAGCGGGGCCAGTTCCGGCCAATCCTTCGGGGAGAGCAGGTTGATTTCCGCCGGCGGAAGCGCGGCGGGCGAGTTCGAGGATGCGTTTTCCATGAAGCACACGGCCAATGCCGATGTTTTGGGTTTTGCGGGTGATTGAGAAATCGACTTCGCGGACGCCGAGGAGCTGGAGCGCCAGCATCCAGTCGCGAAGATCGTGAAACATGAAGACCAGGTAGTCGTGATGCTCGAACGCCTGAATTTCCATGCGCGGCACCGTCTCCACGTCGTCCTCCGGCTTCTCATCGTAGAGGCGCGCAATCTCGTCTTCCATGAAGCCGGTGAGTTCCACGTCGAACGATGGATCACTCGCGCGGATGGATTCGATCACGCGCTTGAGATCGTCCTCATCCAGCTCCGCGAGTTCCGAAAGCCGATTGTCGGCGAGCAGGTCGGCGAGTTCCTCCGCGTCGCTCGCGTAGTCCTGATAATCCACCGGCACCTTCTCCGCGCTCATCAGCAGCGCGGCTTCGAGACGACCGTGGCCGCGAACGATGAGGCCGCTGCGCTTGCTCACGGTGATCGGCCCGCGCCAGCCCTGCTCCTGAATGATGGAGGCGAGTAGCTGAATCTGATGCGCGCTGTGCCGGTTCGGATTGACCGGATTCGGCTTGAGCGTCGCGGGATCGACGAGGGCGTTATGCGCGCAATGGATCTTCACGACTCGCGCCGACTGTCAAAGGCGTGCGCCTTGACCGGGCTCCGCAACCTGCGGACACTCCGGGCCGTGACCCACAAGCAATTCGCCAAGCTGCTCACCGACTGGCGTGATCTGAACGAACTCACGCAGCAAACCGCCGCCGACAGACTCGGCGTGTCCAGACGTTCGCTGGAAAACTGGGAGCAGGAACGCGCGATGCCCCAAGGGTTCGGACTGAAAGCGATGTTGGCGGTCATCCAGGGCGCCAAGGGGAAGCCCGATGTGAAACCGCAACGGCGACGGAAGTAGGCAGCGCCTTCGTTGCGCAACGAAGCAGGCCGCTTTGACGCGGCCACGGGGGAATGGACGCCATTCCACCCGACGTAGCCAAGCGGCTGCTCAATCGCGATTTCGCCAATCTCGTCAAACGAGTGCAGGCCGGCGGCAAGATCAGCCGCGCCGAGCGCGCGATGCTGCAATCAATGGCCGTCGGCGCGGGGGCGGAAGGACCGGCGTTCGTGCGGAACTTCGTCGAACTCGCGTCGGCGCTGAAGGTCAGCCGCCAGGCGATTCATTCGTGGAAGAAGTTCGACGATGCGCCCAAGGCGGGGTCGAACGGGCTGCACGATGTCGGCGACTGGCGCGAGTTCATGCGGCAACGCGGGCTGAAAGGCGGTGAAGAACAGCCCGACGTGCAGCAGGCGCTCAAGGCGCGGAAGCTACTCGCCGAGGTCGAGGAGCGTGAAATGCGGCTGGCGGTGAAGCGCGGCGAGTTCATCGCCGTCGAAGTCGTGCGCGCAACGTGGACGAATCTCGTCGGCCAGGCGACGGCGTTGCTGCGCCGGAAATTCGAGAACGAACTGCCGCCGATCCTTTCCGGGCTCGACGCCACCGGCATCCAAGAGGAGTGCCGCAAGGCGATTGATGAAGTCCTCGCGATGCTGCACGCGGGATGAGCAGGCACGACCGCTCGGAATCGGAACTCGTCACGATCTGGCGCGACGCATGGCGACCACCCGATCGCCGTCCGCCGTGGGCGTGGGCCGAGGAGCACATCCACTCGATTCCCTACTCCCCCATCCCCGGCCGCTTTCGGTCGGAGAACTCGCCGCAGATCCGCGAGCCACTCGAGGCAGTCGTCGATCCGAAGGTGCGGCTCGTCTTCATCATCGCGGCCATTCAATCGGGCAAGACGAGCGTGGGCGAACTCGGGCTCTGTCACGTCATCGCCAATCTCCCCGGCCCGACGCTGTGGCTGGACCAGACCGACGACGATGCCAAAGACCAGGCGGAATCTCGGCTGCACAAGCTCTTCGAGGACTGTGCGCCAGTGCGCTCTCTCTTCCCGGGCGACCGACACAAAAAGCGCAACACCACGATCCATTTCCGCAACGGCATGACGCTGTGGGTGCTCGGCGCGCACAACAAAACGAACCTTCAGCGCCGGTCGATCCGCTGGCTCATCGGCGACGAGACGTGGCGCTGGCCCGTCGGACACATGGCCGAGGCCGAGGCGCGCGTGACCGCGTTCGGCTGGCTGGGCAAATGCGTGTTCATGTCGCAGGGAGGCGAGGAGAACGACGACACGCATCGGAAATTCGAGACGACCGACATGCGGGAATGGATGTTCCAATGCCCGAAGTGCGGCACGCGGCAGCCGTGGTCGTGGGATCAAATCGAGTGGTCAAAGTCGGCGCGCGACGAGGACGGCGAATGGGACTACGCGGAAGTGCGACGCACGGCGGCGATGCGCTGCGCGTCCTGCAATCACTACTTCGACGACAGCGACCGCACGCGGCGTGAGCTGAATGCAACAGGTCGCTTCGTCGTGCAGAACCCGCGCGCGGCGAAGGAGAGCGTTGGCTTTCATTGGAACGCGCTCTGCACGATGAGCTGGGGCGCGCTGGCGGAGTTGTATCTGCGGGCGAAGGCCATCGCCCGGCGCGGCGACATCAGCGCGCTCAAGCAGTTTTACCAAAAGCGGCTGGCGCTGCCGTGGCGTGAATACGCCGAGGACTACAAGCTGGAGATCACGCGCAGCGGCTACCACAAGGGCGAGCTGTGGGAGGACGAGGCCGGCGTGAATGCGCGCGGCCAGCTCGTCGCCGCGCCTTTCGAGCCGGGAGACATCGCGGCGCCGCTGCGCATCATCACGGTGGACTGCCAGATGGACCACCTCTTCGCAGTCGTCCGATCGTGGAGTGCGACCGGCTCTTCTCGACTCGTTTGGAACGAACGGCTGCTCACCTTCCATGATGTCGAGGCGTTGCAGGCACGATTCGGCATCCACCCGAGCCTCGTCTTCCTCGATGCCGGCCACGCGACCTATGACGTCTATCGCGAATGCGCGGAGCGCGGCTGGGTCGCGCTGATGGGTGACCGGCGCGCGACGTTCGTTCACCGCACCAAGAGCGGCAAGAGCGTGCAGCGGTTCTATTCACCGCGCCGGAAGGTCGTGCTCGGTCACACCCGGCACTGCTTCGTCCACTACTGGAGCAATCTAAACATCAAGGACACGCTCGCGCGCTTGCGCCGGAATCAAGACCCCGAGCGCGGCGCGACGTGGGAAGTGCCCGACGACATCGACGACGACTATCTCGCGCAGATGGAGAGCGAGCAGCGCATCAAGGACGGAGGGAAGTGGCTCTGGAGGCAGATTGGAAAACGACCCAACCACTACCTCGACTGCGAGGCGATGCAGGCCGCGGCGGCGACGATGCTCAAACTCATCGGACGCGAGGCCGTCGTGCCCGCAGAACCCGCGAGCGAGGACGCAGCGGTTGACGCGCCGGAGTCGGCATGAAGCAGGACTGTTACCTCTATCCGCTGAAGCTCGCCCTCGGGTTCCTCCTCGTCGTCCTCATCGCACTGCTCTTCTGCGGCTGCGGTTCGCTCGTGAGAGTCGAATATCAGAATCCGAAATACGGTGGCGGTGCCGTCGAATTCGCACTGCCGAAAAAGGAGGGCTACGCGAAATGACGCTCGATGCCACCATCCGCGCAGTGCAGGCCAAAGTCGGCGCGACCGTCGATGGCAACCCCGGGCCGCAAACGTGGAACGCCATCTATCGCTCCATCGTTGGCGAGCCTCCCATTTCGTCCGCCATGCCGACGCTGGCCGATGAACGCAGCGAGCGAACCATCGTCACCTTGCTGCCGCAGGTTCAACCGCTCGCCCGTGCGCTCATCGAGAGCGCCGCAGCCATCGGCATCGCCATCAAGGTCATCTCTGGCACTCGCACCTACGAGGAACAAAACGCCCTCTACGAGCAGGGCCGGAGCAAAGCCGGCCGCATCGTGACCAACGCGCGCGGCGGTTACTCGAACCACAACTTTGGCATCGCGTTCGACATCGGCGTGTTCGAGGGCGGGCGCTACATCGCCGAATCGCCGGCCTACAAAGCCGTGGGCGCGATCGGCATGAAGCTCGGCCTCGAATGGGGCGGCAACTGGAAGACGATCCAGGACGAGCCGCACTTCCAACTCCGGCCCGCCTGGGCGCGGGACATGAGCGAACGCGACATGCTCGCCGAGCTGCGCGCCCGCCGCGAGCGCCGCACGCCGGTTTTCGCCTAAGTCGTAAGTTGGCGCACAGTCACATCCGTGATCCGCGCTTGCTGAAAGGCTTTCGTCAGAATCTGACGCGCCGCGTCTAGCCCGCGGGGCACGACGCCATCCGACCAATACTCATTGGTGAAGGCATATTCGTCGTCGCCTTCCTTTTCGATGACTTTGATGGCTCCCGGCACTTCCTCACCACTGTATTTGTATTTCCACGGACCTTTTGCTGCCACCGTCACCTCGTCGGGCAGAGCATCGACCACCGCGCTGATCAACGCGGGCCGCAGGTGCGGGCAAAAACGCACGGCGTGCGCGTTCTGATTTAGTTCGTGGCGAATACGCTCCTTATCGAACACCCAGGCCACTTGATTGCGAAGCAGCCCGCTCTTGCGGAAAGAGCCATACGAAAACCAGTCACCCCACTCCATCCAGTCCATGCGCAGTTGCTTGCAGCCCCAGAGATTTAGCCGGTTCTCATCCTTGCCGAAGCAGTATTCTGCCGGCTGGTAGGCGGCGCTTCGACGTGAGGCGCACCACACAAAGCCAAAGACCTCGTCCCAGCCAGTCTCTTGGCCATCGAGGTAAACTTTGCGATTCCGAATTCCTTTCAGGGACTCCGCTAACGAGACTACTTGCTCAAACCGGTCACCCGGCCAGCCGGCGAGATACCACGTCTTGCCCGCTCGCACGCAGCTAGTGAACGTCGGTGCGGCTTTCGCGATCTCCGCAGCTCGGGGGAAGCCGGCTGCGGTTGATTCGCAGAACTCTACTGCATACCCGGTCGCCGGGATCTCCATCGCGAGCTTTACTGCGGCGTCCGGCTCCGGCGCGGCAAAAGACTGACCGCAATGCGGGCAGAACTTGGCCTGAGCAGGGGCCGACTGGGAGCAGGTCGGACAAATCAGAGTCGCCGTTTCACGTCGGCCCCGCTGATCGGCCTCGGACACAAGCAGATCAAGTTGCTCCTGCGAAATCGAGATGAGCTTGCAGTATTCCGTGATGATCTTGGTCTCGTCGTCAGCCAACTCGCCATCGACGAGGCAGAGATAAAGCATGTCTTCCAGATTTCGAATCTGGTCGGAGAAGCGCCCAACTTTGGTGAGAGTGTAGGAGTTGCTTTCGACCAGTTTCGTCGCCTTGGTGAGTTCGCCCTTCTTCGCGCCGATGGCCGTGCGAATCTGTTCCAGCGCACCCTGTTCGCGTGGCGACAGCGCGTTGTCTGCGTGTGCGATCAGGATGACATTGGCGAGGTAAGAAATGATGTCAGCGCCTTCTAGTGCCATGCGGTTGTCCTAGCTAAAGGCGCACCACTGAACAAGACGGGAGTTCTCCCCAGCCGATTGACACACCGCTCCGCGGTATGTCCGCGCCACCTGACTACAGCATTGGCTTCACTCAGCAGGAAGTGGAGGAAATCCTCGCCGCTCAGAAGGCGGAGCTGAAGCGCACGCTCGCGGCGTGGTCGGAGTCTGGATCGAGTGTCACGAAGCGCCGCATTGACGAAATCCACGCGATCATCGCCGCGTGCCAGGCGGCTCTGCGCAAGCTCGCGCCGGATGTGTATGGCCGGACGGCGCACGTCGTCACGAGCGAGGTCAGTGGGTATCTGCCGAAATGAATCCGCTGCGCTCCATCATCACGCGGATTCTGCCGAAGGCGTGGATGTCGCCCTACGAGTCGGCGAATCCTTCGCCGCGTCGCGGGCGCGTGCCAGGCGCGGCTCCTCGCGATGCAAAGCTCGATTTGCTCCCCGGCACGCGGCGCGAGTTGGTGCGGCGCTCGCGCTACCTGCACAAGAATTCCGGCTTCGTCCGCGAGCTGGTCGGTAACATGGCGATCTACGCGACCGGCGATGGCATCAAGCCGCAGGCGCTTTCGCCGAACCCGACGTGGAACAAGGCGGCCGAGGAATACTTCGCGCGGTGGGCGGCGCGTTGCGAGGTGACGAATCGGTTCTGCTTTGCCGAGTGTCAGGCGCTCGTCTGCCGCGGCATGGACATCGACGGCGAATATTTCGTCCACAAGACGCGCAACGCGGATTCCCTCCCGCGACTTCAACTTATCGAGTCGCATCGCATCCACGATTGCGACCGCGGCGACACGGAGGACGGCATCGGCTTCGATGCCTACGGCGCGCCGAGCTTCTACCGCGTGCAACTCGACGACGGAAACTTCCGCAACCTACCCGCGAGCATTGTGCTCCACGTCTTCGAGCCGGAGAGCGCGAGCGGTGTGCGGAATGCGCCGACTTTGCAGCACTCGACCAATCATCTGCTCGATGAGATGGAATTGCTGGCGCTGGAGAAGCACGCCGTGAAGGACAACTGCGACGTGGCCCGCGTCCTAAAAACGGAGCGCGGCGAACTCGACGAGGACGGCGATTTCTCGCTCGGAAAACCCGGCGCCGGCGACGCGGACAAGCCGAGTGAGCCATCGGCGTTGCAGAAGATCGTGGGCGGCAAGCTCGTGGCATTGCGGCCGGGCGAATCGCTCGACAGCTTTCAGCCGAACCGGCCAAGCCCGACGTTCACCGGCTTTCTTGAACATCTGCGCCGCGACTCGGCGCTCGGCCACATCCCGTTCGAATTCGCCGCGGATTCGAGCAAGATCGGCGGGGCCGGCGTGCGGCTCGTGGTGGCGAAGGCTGATCGGCGCTTCTCGTATCGGCAGCTCATTCTCATCGAGCGATTCATCAAGCCGGTGTGGCTCTTCGTCATCGGCGACGCCATCGCGACGCGGCAACTTCCCGAGCAAGAGGATTGGACGAAGGTGGCGTTCACCACGCCGCGCCGCATCACCGTGGATGCCGGGCGCGAGGCGCAGCAGAATCGGGCCGACGTTGAGATGGGCCTGAAGACCTTGAGCGAGCACTTCGCCGAGCAAGGCATGGACTTCGCGGAAGAAATGGAGATCCGCGCGCAGAACGCCCGCGCCCTGCTCGACCTGGCGGACAAATACCGCGTGCCGATTGATATGCTCTGGAAGCCGATGGGAGGCATCGAGGCCACACCCGCCGTCGGCGAGCAGGAAGACCCGCCGACGCTCACCGGCGTGCGGCAACCTGGCTGACGTTCGTTTCGCAACGAAGGCCCGCTCATTGACAGCGGCAGCGGGGCATGATGCCGATGCTCCACGCCCTGCACTTTCAACCGTGGCTGATCACGCCGGAGACGCACGCAGCGATGCTCCGCGCGCTCAGCCGGATCGAACTTTTTCGCGAGGACACGCCACCGCCCGAACCGGAACTCCTGACCGTGGAGAATGGCGTCGGCGTCGTGAGCATTCACGGCCCACTGATGAAGCGGCCGGATTTCTTCGCGCGGCTGCTGCTCGGCGCGACGGACATGGAAGACGTGACCGCCGCGCTCGAAGCGGCGCGCGACCGCGCGGATGTGCAGGCGGTGTTTCTCGACGTGGATTCCCCCGGCGGCACGGTCAATGGCACGCCCGAGCTGGCCGCGCTTGTCGCCGCGGTGTCGAAGGCGAAATACACTTACGCCTTCACCGATGGGCAGATGTGCAGCGCGGCCTACTGGATCGCGTCGCAGGCGGACGCAATCTTCGCCACGCCGAGCGCGCGCGTGGGTTCCATCGGCGTGCTGATGCCGATGCTCGATGAGAGCAAGGCTTTCGAGCAGGCCGGGCTGAAGGTCGAATTGTTCGCCGCCGGAAAGTTCAAGAGCATCGGCGTCGCGGGCACCGCACTCACCGACGAGCAGCGCGCGTGGCTCCAGGCGCAGATCGACGAAACCTATGCCGACTTCAAAGCGGCCGTGCTCGCGCGCGGGCGGCGCATCACGCCGGACGTGATGGAAGGTCAGTGCTTCAGCGGGCGGAAGGCATCCTACAACTCACTCACGTCCGGTGTCGTGGGGAGCCGGACCGAGGCGCTGATGAAGCTGCGCGAGCGGCACGTCCGTTGACACGCCGGGGCGGAGCAAATGAAGACCATCGACGAGCAACTCGAAGACGCCCTCGGGCGGGTGAAACAACTGGAAGCCGACGCCCTGGCGGGCACGTCTCTCCTTAACGAAGCCGCCAAGACTTCCGGCGATCTCAAGGCGCAGGTCACCGCGCTCACCAAAGACAAGGAAACCCTCACACTCACCACCGGTGAGCTGACCGAGCAGCGCGACCAGTTTTCCCGCGACCTCGCCACCGCCAAGCAATCGCTCACGTCCGCCGCAGGCACCGCCGAGGAACTCACCAAGGCGAAGGAGCAAATCACCGCCCTCACCGCCGAGGTTGAAACCCTCAAGGCCAACGCCAAGAGCGCCGAGCGCATTGCCGCCGAGCGTTACGGCGCCGCCAGCACGGAGCCGCTCCCCGTGACCCCGCGCGGCGACTCCAAGGCCGCGACGCTCATCGAGAAGTTCAAGGCCATCACCGACCCGACCGAGCAGACCGCCTTCTGGCGCTCCCTCACCGCCGAGCAACGCACCCTCATCCTCAACGCCAAGTAACCAACCACTGCCATGCCCAACACCATCACCAACGTCAAAGACATCAAGGTCGCGCAGAACGCGCTCCAGCCGTGGATGGCTGGACTGCTCCCGCTGCGCGCCTTTTCCACGAACTTCTCGCCGGAGCCCGCCGACAAACTCGACACGGTGCGCGTGCCGGTCGTTGGCGCACCCTCGGCTTCCAGCGAGTTCGCCGGCAGCTACACCACGAACGCGGACTCCACCGTGAGCGTGATCCCGGTGCAGCTCAACAAGCACAAGTTCAAGACCGTCCACGTCACCGCCCGCGAGGCGAGCGAGACGGCGCTCAATGTGCTCGAAACGCTCGTGTCCAGCGCCGTGAAGCAGCTCGCGCAGGATGTTCTCCAGGACATCTTCTCGTCCATCACCGCCGATCCTTACGGTGCGCCTGGCATTCCCGCACTCGCCGCTTCCGCGTTCGACTACAAAAAGATTCTGGCGATCCGCGAAGCATGCAGCCTGGCGAAGATGCCCGTAAGCGACCGCAATCTCGTGCTCGACGGTGCCTACTTCACGAACCTGCTCGGTGACGAGATCGTGGCGAAGAGCTTCATGGCACCCATCGCACAGCCCGGTGTCGTCGAGGCGCAGATTCGACGGCTCGCTGGTTTCGACATTTTCGAGACCACGATCCTGCCTGAGAACGGCGAGAAGCTCGTCGGCTTCGCGGCGCACCCGAGCGGCCTCGCGGTCGCCATGCGCTACCTGGAGCCGGTCGCCGAATACGATGAAGCCGGCGCCGTCACCGACCCGGAGACGGGCCTCACCTTCGGCTACCTGCGCTACACCGAGACGCAGAGCAACCGCATCTTCGTCACCGTGGAATGCCTCTACGGCTACAAGCAGGCCCTCGCCGACGGCATCAAGCGCATCGTGAAGCCGTAA